ATTATACTATCTTCATTTTCTGAGTTGGTTGATATTCCATAAGCAAATGTGTTAATTGATACTATGGATCCATCTGAAATAGAATTAATATTTCCACCATCTACGCTAAAACATCCATAAAATTGATTTACTGACTTTGATGTATATGAAACTATACCAGAAGTTCCATCTGTATAGTTTACACTTAAATGACCATTTTCAGGAAATCCTAATGTAGATTCTACAGTAATTACATCAGATAATTCTGTATGGTTATCAATTACTTTAGTTTTTGGATGAATTTTAAATTCCCCATAAACAGAACCATCTACACTAATGTCTCGTGAATATCCTGCATCTAAACTTAATTTATAATATTTTGTTCCAGATTTTGTGATGAGGGTTTCTACATTTGTTACTGGAGCATAAGACTTTGTGTAATTGCCATACAAATACTCATCCTGATATAATGTAGAATTCACTAAATCTAATGGATTTCCCTCTATTGATTCAACTAAGAAGTCAAATGTTACATTATACTGAGCATCTGATGGTTTAAATAGATAATCTTTTGGACGTATAATTTTTATACTCTCACCATAGAGACATTTGAATAGTATATTAAAGGATTCGTCAGTTCCTTTGGTGGAATAAAAATCCCTTGCTTGTTTAACGAAAAGTTTTTCGTTAACAGAATTATATAACTCTTTTGATTCAAATCCCGGCAAGAGTTGATACTTAGTTTTTCTTAAAAATTCTTTTAAGAATAATACACTTAAATTTATTATTTTTGAACCAGATTCATGCTCATTTGATTGTGAAGTTTTAAATAATAATTGATCTGATGCTCCATCAGATTCATAAGAAACCACTCCACTAAATCCTCTTACACACCCAACAAAAGAATCTCCAGAAATTTCTCTATAAGTAATAATTTCGTCATCAATTTGCAATAGTCCGTATGATTTTGGAAATCCGTGAGTTCCTGTGGGACTTTTTTCTAAATCAATGGTGATTATGTCGTCAGAAAATGATATACTATCCTTTAATACTACATCAGTTACAGTTTCTGCCGAATTATCTAACTTAATATACCTATCAATATTTTGAATCAAATCTACTGGAGATCCTTGATATTCATTGGAAATATAATATTGATTTAGAAATTCAGAGAATAATGGAAACTCCTCTCTTACATATTCTGGGAGTTGATTTTCTACGATATTATTAAATTTAATTCTGGTTTCTGACATATTCTTTTAGGATCTTACTAAGTTTCCATTAGTGTAACTTGAGGACACAATATAATTTGATGCGGAAGGATCTGCCCCTGAGGAAATCTCATCAACAACCATTTCAAATAAACTGCTATTAATATCTAGTTGTAAATATAAATCCTGTAATCCAATTACATCATTTGATTTTGGAGAAGTCGATATTTGAATTGTGGGTTGTCCATTTATTATTTTTTCTGTTGAAATTATATTTAATGGATTTAAATTAATAATTCCTTTTTTATAATCTACAGTCCCTGCATTTCTTATTACAATATTGAAATCAGTTGAATTTTTATTTGGCAAACTAAAGAAAAATATAATTCCAGTCTCTCTATCAGTGTTTGGTATATCTGATAAGTAAAGATCTTGTTGTATTCCAGACATCCTAAATGAAGATGATTTAATATTAAACCCGTTCAAATCTGAAATATGAAATTGATTTCCAAATCCAATAGAATATGTTGCAAAAGAATTTAATACAACTCTTAAATCTCTACGTATTGAGACTTTTGTAATGTTTGAAGTAACTGCAGCATGACTATCATCTACAACTTTCAAAAATTTACTGTATTTAAATCTTGCTCCATATTTATTTAATTCTGTAGACTTTGCATATTTATTTACATTATAGTTGATACTTGTTAACACCTGATCCGGACCAGATGATAAATTTGGATTATAATAAATTTTAGAATCAGTTTCTATATACAGATATTTTAAATCTAGAATTTCAGGAACTATTCCCGCCACTGCATATTGCTTTAGTTTTGTTTTTATATTTTCTTTAATTAAATTTGGTAAAAATTCACCAGTTCTAGGTTTAATGCTGATAAAGACCTTTCCATACTGAGGTGGAATCAATTCTTCCCCACCAAAAACAGAAATAGATTCTGTTTCTGGATATATTACATTCTTGACTAAAGATTCATAATCATTTGATGTTACTGCTCTGTTCTGTGAAGCATATATTCTTCCGGAGTATTTTTTAACAGATTCGATTGATTCAATATCTTCTCCTCCAGATGAAATTAAACCAGTTGTTAATAAAGAAATTCCTGAAGTAATATTTTCGTTATTGGAGGATTTTAATAACCCAGAAAAAGAAAACTGAGAGATTCCATTTCCAGATTCACCATTGGACACAATATATGAAACTTCTATCTCATCATTATTCTGTAAAGATTCTCCAAAAATACCATCTCCAAAAATTATTTCATATCTTTCATCATCTACTTCTTGTATAAAAAATACTTTAGAGTTTTTATCTATTTCTAAAATATTTTTATGAAGGATATAGTTTGATTTAACTCCAGATCTCTCTACAGATACTGAAAGTAACTCAGTATCAATACCGGAGTTTGGTAAAATAAATCTCTGGTTTAAGTTATTTGTACTATATGTAAATTTATTGGTGACTAAAGAACCTTCATAGATTTTTATATCATCAAAAGATGCTACTCCATTTAGAACTGGTTTTGTAATGTTCTCTAATATGGAAAATACAAATGATTGATTTGAAAAACTTTTTGAACTGGTGGATATTATTCCCTTATTAAGAGTCACAAAAGAACTCTGTAAATCTGAATTTGAAAAATCTACAAAAAAACTTACGGTCGCTCTTGCAGATTTTCTAGATCTAGGTATATACCCTATATTTCTAGCAAGAGAAATAACATTTTCCCTTAATGTAGCACTATCAATAAAAACCTCATTTGCGACCATATTCGCATTATATGAGGTAATATAGGTATTATATGCTAATACGTCTAAAATTGTGGAAAGATTAGAACCTTCAAAATTATAATCAGTAAAATTTGAGTTTGACCTCAAATAATCTTTTAGTGTTGTTTTGATTTGATCAAAATCTAAATTTGAAAAATTTGTTAATGTCATTTATCTAGAAGGAAGTAATACAAATTCTAACTGTTGGGGTTGTACATCTGCACCAATAATTCTATAGATTATTGTGACATTAAATGAATTATTGTCATACTCTGGAACAACACTAACATCAATTAATTCAACTCTTGGTTCATAATTTTCAATAGAATTTTCTATTTCATCCTTAATTGTGGTAGATGTAAGATCATCAAGGTTTTCAAATAGTGATTTTTTTACTTGAGAACCAAAAGAAGGATTAAAAAATTTTTCTCCTGGTTGAGTAAGTACAATATTTCTTATAGAACGAGCAATCGCAGTTTCATTTTTAATTCCAATAAGATCATTATTCAGAGGATTAGTCTGAAATGACATACTTATATCTTTAAAACCACTACTTACTCGTTCTAAAGGCATATTAAATTTAAAATTTAATATTATTTATCATAGATTTTTTGATTCGTAAATGGGTTCCGTGCCATATTCCCAATCATCATAATCAATATCATTTCTAATTTTTGAATGAATGTCGTTTTGATGATAAAAATCGTGTTTTTTTGGCGTCAAATCATCATTTGCAATCTCACGAAGCATTTTTTGCTTCTCGACTTTAGATTCCCAACCATATTCAGATGACAAATACAGAGTTCCCCATTGAGAGTTCATAAAATTTTGATCTTTATCGACTTGTTTAGTCATTTTTTGCTCCTGATACTTTAGATCAGAACTTTTTACGGGGTTTCTATCCCGTTATGTTCAAAAATCGATATAAAAACCTTTTCTAAGATAATCTTGGTCCTCTATAAAAGTTAAATTTTCTATTTTCTTAGCGTTTTCTTCTTTCCAAACTGGAATTGCAATTGAATTTCCGTATCTAAAATCAGGATTTCTCCTGAAATGAACTTCAATCAGTTTATTATCTATGAATTCACAGTTTATCCAGTCATAGTTTCCTTTAACTTTGTTTAAAACAGCAGGAAACTCTATATTTTTTTCTATCTTATACCATTTATTCCATTTGTAAAGTGGATCTTCTGTATTTTTTTCACCAACAACTACTAATGAAGATTTTTTCTGATAGAAATCTACACTTAAATGTGTTCCATTGAAGATTTCACACCAAAATTCTGCTGGATGTAGATGATCTGTTTCTTTTTCCAACCATTCTATACGAGAAAAACGTCCCATACCAAGTAAATTAATACTAGGTCGGACTATATAATACCCAGAAAAAGGAACAGGCACCCCTGCAGGTCCGCAGAGATGCCCTAGAATATGATTTAAAAAGAGTTTGTTATATACCCAAAGATCTTCATTATGAATATGTTTCCATTCTTCGTAACAATCTAGTGGATACATAGTCTTTTTAACTATTTAACCTTTACCCTGACCCCTATATTTTTTCTTACGTCCATTACGAGAAGTTGCACTGAGTAATGTGCGAGCAGAACGACCTTGACGTGTTTTCTTAGGCGCTCCAGATTCAAATTCTTTTTTATTCATTGCCATTTTAGATTTCCTCCAATTCTATAAGTTCTGGATCAATTAGTTCTCCTGAGAAAAAAGATTCTGAGAAGTCTTGTAAGATCTCACTACATTCTTCTGCAGTGAGATTTGTATAAATTTTACGCCCTTTGTAAAGGACATTGTAAAGTTTATTCATTAGATAATACGAGTTTTCTCATGACCAACTCTAATACGAGGATCGCACCAGATATTGTATCCCTTATCAATAGCATCAAGACAGAAAGAAACATCTTCTCCACACATATCTTGAACTGCGCCTGACTCAAAGACTTGCATCTTTGGAGCAAACCAAGGATACTCAAGATTCTCAAAAACTCCTTTCTTAATCAATACCCAACCAAATCCAGTATAATCAACTGTAAATGGTTTCTTACGCTTTGAGATAGACTCTACAGTTTCGTGATTCATGACTCCACCATTCTTGCGGAAATCATCTTCTTCCAACCAATGTGCGACAGAAGTTGTGTGTCCATCTTCAGTTGCATACCAACCAGCAACTACTTCACGATCTTCTCCTTCTTCATTCAAAGCAAGATCACAGAGTTGCCAGAATTTGTTAGAATCAAAGACAATATCCGAGTCAATCCAAAGTTGATAATCATATTCAAGTTTTCCATCCCAAGGAACTTGTTTTGGTCCCCTTAGAACATTTGCTCCAAGACATTTGCATCGCGCAAAATTAACCATTGATGAATAATCTTGGGAGATCTGAATGCTCATTCCATTCTGTACAATATCAAAACAAAGTTGTACAAATGCTTTCAAAAAGATAAAAGAGCATCCTCGACCGGGCAAACAAAAAACAATCGATTTTCCTCGCATCCTTTCTTTAATAGCATCATAATCCCACTCTTGAGATGTAGGTTTTGGTGCTGCCGCTTTAACAGTAAAGCCCTTAGCCATTTTGTCAATTCTCCAATAGATGTTTAAAAGTTTTATTATTTACAATATAAGAAATTGTAGAACGATTAACGTCATACAGTTGTCCAAGTTTAATAGTTGTATAGTTTTGAGTATTAAACAACTTTCTTATTTCATTAACTTGATTATCAGAAAGTTTTGATGCTCCATTATTTTCGCCTTTTTGATTTCCAGTATAACATCTATCTTTAGAAACTTTATCTTTTACATTATCGAGATTAGTTCCTGCAAATAAATGCGACGGGTTAACGCATTTACGATTATCGCATCTATGAAGACAATGTAGTTCATTTAAAGGTTCTGCATAATGAATTTCATATGAAACTCTATGTGCTTTTAAAATTTTTTTATGATTACAAATATAACCATATCCATAAGCATCAACTTTACCCTTCCATTCCCAACATTGATTTTCATCAAGTATGTTAGGTAAAAAAGAAAAGAATTTTTCTACTAAATTCATAAGTTAACTAAAACCTTCAGTTCAATTTTAACAGTCTATATATGCAGTTGTCAATGTGAAGAGTTTAAACTTATTTCTTTCTGAAAAATCAATTCCTCATAGGATAAGTCTTCTATAACATAGTCAGTTTTCATAA